ATTCATTCTGACCTAAGCCGTAGGCTAGTTTCAGAGTACCGTCCATTCACAAGTGCACGTCATGACGTCGATCTTTCGATGTTGTCGTGGGCGCACCTCGCTGGTAGAGAGGAGCATAAACTCCAATCCGGGCGGTCCCGTGAGGGTTCCGCCAACCAGTGCCTTTGCTAAGCTGAAGTTACCCTATTCGGGTTTTCCTTCAGCCAACGCTCAGGTCCTGGGAGTCCCTTTTCCTTCGGAGAAGGGGCTCAGAAAAAATCCTGGTCGATCTAGGGTCGAGCGGAAGCATGGAAACACACTTGATGTGATAACCACGGCCCCGTTACCCTACGTTACGAAGTCCGGTGAGGTCTATGTTCCCGTTGTGAGACGGTGGGCAAAGAACTTCCGGAAGTCTGACAAGTCGACTTGGAGTTACGGCTTACGAGAGCGAAAGCTCACGAAGGACGTAGCGAAAGCGGTCAAGGGGGCTGTCAAGGCCCTCTTCACACTGCTACGCATATACGGTATGCGCGACTCTCCGGGACAGAGCAAGTCGTACCATGAGACGGTGAAACACTGGGTCGTGGGTTCAAAGTTGAGTGGGTCGTGGATAAAGTATGTCAAGTACAAACTTGCAGCTTTCTTCCACGCCCGCACCTCACAGATGGACCTACCCCCTGCGCTTCCGTTTCATGGCGACGTGCTCGGTTTCTCTGAGAACGCGTCCATATTGTGTTGTGGGAGTGCTGGACGTTACGCAAATCTCCTGGCTAACACCAATCAATCCTTCCTCGCGTCGATCCTTCAATTGAAGAAGGGATGTCCGCGACCGGATGGGGATATGGTGCAGGCTGCAGTAGAGAAAGCGTGTATCGCACTCACCACGACTCGTGCTACAAGGCCGTCGGGGGTCCTGTTGCCGTGGGGTGACGTAGAAGCTAAGTTCGACGGGTCGATCTATCTAGATCGCCCGAGCACGGAGCTTCAGTTACGTCGCACGGTTAGGGAACTCTTCAGGGATGAGACATACGGAGACAGTGAACGGTACCGGATGATCTTCCCTTCGACTTCCGCCTCGCACGAGGATGCAAGAACTGATGGTGGAGCGTTTAGATCGGTGCAGACATTGGCTAAGGCCTATAATCTGCATCGAGGTAGCGAACTCCACGACACCGTCTTCACCGTCTCTAGAGACGGGAAGATTGAGGTGACTGACCGCTGGCGGGCGACCGCCAAACGTCACATCGGATTCAAGCAGGTCGCCGGCTCCCCCGAGGAGGAGTCGATCTCCCAGAGTGGTGCTGCTAGGCACTATTCTATGGACCTTTCTGAGTTACAAGAACGCGCTATGGTGTTACAAATCGCTTCCTATGCCGAGGCGTCCGCTCAGGTTTCACGTGTGAAACCAGTCGGATTGGCTGAGGCACTGAAAGTGAGAGTGATTACCAAAGGCATGCCCTTGATCCAGAAGGCCCTTCACCCCCTCCAAAAGTTTATGTGGCGCGTGCTTCGCAAGCATCGCGTCATGAAGCTTATTGGAGAGCCCTGCACGGCGAGAGTTGTGCAGGCTGCTCTGGGTGCCAAGTTGAACGATGACGAGTATTATCTCTCAGGAGATTATGCTGCGGCAACGGATAACCTGGCACCCTGGGTTAGTGAGTGCATTGCTGACGAAATTTCGGCAGTATGCGGTCTCACGGGTGAGGAGAACACCTTGTTTCGTACCAGCTTAACTGGCAACGAGATATTGTGTAGCGACGGTGTGTATCGCAAACAACTTTGGGGGCAACTGATGGGTTCCATCGTAAGTTTCCCGGTGCTGTGCATAGCTAACGCCGCTCTCTCGCGGTGGGCATATGAGGTCGATCGACAGAGGATTACTCCTTTGGCGAACGTCCCAATGCTCATCAACGGTGACGACATTGTGCTGCGCACCACGCTCCGTGGTCACAAACTTTGGGAACGCATTACCGCTTTCGCGGGCCTCGAAACCAGCATAGGGAAGACGTTCTTGACTAAGGCTTTCGCCCAAATCAATAGCATCAACTTTCTGCGGCTAGAGGAACCGGTTGACGATCAGGTCGATGGAAAGGTTCGAAGTCTATACTTCGCGGCCACCGAATACGTCAATATGGGACTTCTCTTCGGCCTGAAAAGGTCGGGTGAGAAGGTCGGGATCGATTCTATCGCCAGTGACACCTCGTTAGGGGTGCGTTGTCGCGAGCTGATTCGTTCCTGTCCAAAAGTCCTCCGAGAGCGGGTGATGGGCGCCTTCCTGCGCCATCATGCTGCCATGTTGGAGAAATGCAACGTACCATGGTTCATTCCAGAAGAGTGGGGGGGAGTCGGTTTGCCGACTGTCCCCGTCGAAGCGGACTACGTCGATTATGAGCCTGGCCAGCAGGAACCCGTCTATCATAGATGGGGTCCCCGCCGGTTGGACTTACAGATCGCACGTCGTATCGCGGAGCCTACCTGGACTAAGGTTCAAGAGTATGATGTGGACGCATCAGTCATTCACGAAAGTGATGTCTGGCGCGAACGCGTCGTCCTCGCGAAACCGAAGTTTCCGGTCGGCCGTCCTCCTATGGAAGCACCGTGGATGGTTCACAAGTATGTGTTATCTCATATCCCGGCTCCTCTCGTCCTCGGCTATCCAACCGAGCGAGAGAAGAGTCTTTGGGCCGCATGCTATGCGGCGTTGTGTTATGAAGCGTTCCTTTCGGACGCGACGTTATACAACGGAGAGACCACACCTGTGGCTATGAAAGTGCTCAAGCAGAATGCGCGCAGTTGGAAACTGGCACGCCGCTCGGGGAGTTTACCTCCACCGATGTCTGCAAAGGCGCTCTACGAGCAACAACCTCCGCAACCCTACCTACCAATCGATTCGATCTCAGCGCTTTACGAGCAGCCAAGGCGAGGCCGTGATATAGTCCTTCCGGACGACGTCACAGTCACGCCATGGTCGTTCGCAGGGAGCGACGACCGAGTCGACCTGTGGGCATAGTTGTTCAAGACCGGGTCAAAGCGCCCCGGCGGTGCACCACCACTGTCGATCACGAGACGCTGCAGGCGTTTGGTAGAGGAATACCTCCCACCACCTGGCAGCGTCGACATGATCTTAGTGTCGATGCACGGTTCACGGAATCACTCTCGCACTTCTTGAAGGTGCGACAGCTGTCCTCGCGCGAACGCGTTTGTAGCGTTACGAGTGAATGATGTAACTGGAAGAATGAAGTGACTATGATGTCGGCTCACCTTGGCGAATTAACGCTTATGGCAGGCTTTGTCTGTCGGGACGGGAGTCCCAATCGACCTCTCATAGATCTCATCAGATGACCGGCTGATCTCACATCAGTAGAATACGTCCTGCCACAACGGCTACCCGACCTTGTAGTCGTGGTCAATCAACACAGCACCGTCCCTCAGGGAAGCCCGGTGCTTGAGTGAGACCACGACCTCCAGTTAGGGGTGTCGTCGTGAGCCAACGTGCTCGACCATGTAGACCAGTATCCGGTATCACCGAATCTGTCC